TGGCATTTAGTCCTCCTCTTCTGGCTCTGGCTCTGGCTCTGGCTCTGGCACACCTGAGTCACTATAATAATTAGCAACGTCACGTGCTGTTACCTGTTCTAAGTTACATAATTTATAAGCAATATCACCATTTATAATGCGTTCTTCTGGCAATAATGTTCTAAAATACTCATTGTGATATTTAAAAACAATATTTTGTCTAAGCCAATCAGCATCATAAGCTGCTAATAAATAATAAACATCTTGATAATCATAAACTGTACCTGCATTTGTAACTATAGGCTCTGGTAATCTTCTTCTTGATATGCGTGCAATACCAAGCTCTACTTCAGTTAGTTCTTTTGTCAAATCTGGTATTTTAAAGCCATAACCATTATCTATCAATGGACGTTGATATTCAATAATTGTGACTGAGTTTTTTGTGATATGATTTATCATAGTTTTTCTTATTCTATCAAGCATCATATATCCTCAATGTTTGCTACTGTAGGTTTTATAACACGTATAGCACAACTATTTATATTCAACTTATCATTACAACGTTTTTCATAGTATTTACCCTGTCTTTCACAAGACAGTTGAATGGTTCCTGGTTCACTATATTTAAACTTTTCAGCACCAGTATCAATTTGTTGCAAGCCATCAACATTAAGTGAAGCTTCACCTGCTTTTTCAAACCATAAAGCACTTGCTGCACATTCTGCGTATTTGTATGTTGTTAAATAACTCAATAAAAAATCTTCATCTTCCAATGTCTGATAATAAGGTTTCATAAAATGTTTAAGTTTATTTAATTCGCTCATCTTAACCTCTTTATAATAATATTGACTATAATAGTCAATATTATTATAAATGCAGCAGTCATTTAATTGACTGCTGCATATTATCTTACCATGTAGGCAATGTTACTTTCTGTACAAAAGAATCAATACCAACTGAATTATAAATGCTTTCAACAAAATACCATGCTCTTTGTTCTCTTGTAAGAGTTTTGACATCAGGCGTTTTGTCAATTTCCATCGTAAGCCTTCTTTTAACTGGTATTTTAAAATACCGTGATGGCTTTATCAGAAAAATAGTACCATTTGTACAACCACCATAAGTGATTGACTTGTTTGGCATATCAATCACCTCGCCGTCATAAGCCACAAGCTTTTTGATTTGTGAAAGTGGTGCATATTTTTCAGGTGTTGAATTTCCAAGACCAGACATAACATGTGCACAATGCCGCATGTCCTGACTTGTACCAAGTGCAATCAGTCCTTCTGCAACTATTTTTCTTTTTGTTACAGGGTCTGTTCTTTCACCCATATCGTCAATTGCATCCATGAGTGTATTCATGAGTTTTTCCTGACGAAGTGTTCCAACTGCTGATGCTGCTGTAGCTTTTGCTCCTGCATATGTTGCAGCAATAATAGGTGCAATAGCCAAATCATCTTTTTTAGCTGCATATCCAAGAGCTACACCATCACTGAGTCTTGATAGGTCATATGAGCCATCAAAAAGCTCAGCAAGCAATGTCCAGGTAAAACCTGCAGCATATATTTTCATTGGAATTGTATCAACACCGCCACCGAGATTTTGTCCCTGTCTTACAGCCTGACCTTCACCATTGTTTTCCTCAAAGACAATACCATAAGGATAAAGTTCAGAAATCCTTACATCTTTGCTTGCATTTGGCATAAACACTTCATCATAAATAAACTGTCTGATAGTTGGATTTGCCTCTTTTCTTATTGTAAGGTCAAGCCTTATTGCATCAAAAAGGTCAGCCCAGTTATCATTAAGCGTATTGCCTGTTGCAAAAACACCTTTTCTTATTCTTTCATTGATTGAGCCACGTTTTGGAAAAACATAGTCAAGGCCATTCTCATATTTACCAGATAGAACTATCTGTGCACCTCTATGAACAGACTGCAGTCTGTTCAACATTGCAAGGTCACCTGCTGTAATAGCTTCGCCACTTTTTGGTATACTTGCACCAAAAGATGTTGCTACAATATCAACAGGGTCACTTACTGTAACCTTTTTACCATCGAGCAATTTGTCTTTAAAATCCGCTTTAAGGGATTCTTTCGATATAAACTGTGCCATGCATTTACCTCCAGAATATGCTCATAACGCCACGGTTATCTGCAGCAGCTGCTACAACTTCAAGGCCATCATCATCAACAATATCATTTTCAAGTGCTGCAGCCCTGTTTATTTCTTTATCTGTATCACAGTCAATTGCGCCTGAAATATTTGCAGGTGCTGCAGCAGCAGACCTCAATGTCAGTGTGCCAGCTGCAGCTGCAGTAGCTGTTGCTTTAACAATTACATCAATTATTCTGGCACCTATTGGTATTTTGTCTGAAATATCAATTGCAGTTGTAGCATCATCGTCTACAACAACAGTTGTAACTTTAACAGCATCTGAATTATAAACTACATCAACAATATTTGGTTCAGAAAGTCTTTGTACAAAAGGTCTGAAGCCAATTGCTACACCAGCATTTATGAAGGTACATATACCAACAGCAATTGCTGTTGCTTCTGTTTGTGCTCTCAAAACGCCTGCTGCACTTGAACCACCAGGAACAAAATAAACAACACTGCCAAGTGTGAAAGTGTCATCTGTATTTATCTGATTTGTTCTTATTTCTCTGTCACTATCAATGTTTATCAGACCTTTTGCTGTTGTAACAATACCATCAAATTCGCGACATTCACCAAAATAACCATCAAGTGAAACAAGCTCAAGATGCTTTACTGTTCTTCCAAGATTATTTGTTACAACAATCTGTTTTTCACCAAGATAGCTTTCTTCAAAATTGAAGTTTACTTTTTTATCTGTCATGCTTATGCCTCCATTGCTTCATGACTTTCGTCTATTTCATTTTCAAGAACATTTCCAGGAGCGCCACTCATTTCACCGGCAATTTTGCCCTGTATTGTTTTGAATACTTTCATACCAGCAATTTTTTCAATTTCGGCATCAATTTCTTCAGTTGTTCCCTGTTTAAGTGCAAAGAAATTATGAGCAAGCTCAACAAGTTCTTCATCTTTGAACTTTTCTTTGATTTTTGCTTCTTTCAGTGCAATAAAAGATTTTTCTTTTTCAGCAATGACAGTTTCAACAAAATCTGTTATTATACCGACTTTGCTTTCTACATCATTGAGCCGCTTAAGAGCTGTTTTTTGCTTCTCAGTCATTATGTCAACACCAAGACTTGAGGCTACATCATTGAGCGCCAAACGTCCGGAGTCTATTTGATTCTTGAGAGCAACAAACATTTCTTTATTCGTTACTTCACCCATGCTTTTTTCTCCTTTACTTTTTTGTTCATCATGCTTAAATGATGTTAAAATTATATCTGCATCAGAACCTGTAAGCTCAGCTTCAACTAAGGCATTACTTTGATTTGCTACTGACTCTGTTGCATAATAAGTTACTTCGCCTGTTTCTTCATTCATCTTTGTATAATACTTCATATAATCAGATGTTGAAGTTGCAAGCATTCCAGCTTTTATTTCGCGAATTGTTTGTTGAATCAGTTCTTTTTTACTTTCTGATTTGCCCTCAGGCAATGCATTACGTAAATAAAGAATATCATCTTTAACCAATCCACCAATAATATATCCATCAGGTATTGCTCTTTCTTTTGACGAAATAGCAAAATCTGCATGTCCTGGCACGTATAAAGGTTTTGGTGACTTGCTTAAAGCATTCACATAGCTATTTGCCCAGTCTTCTGTTAATACAATTTTTGTCCATTGGTCAGGTTTAGCTATATGATTTTCACCAAGAAACACTCTATTTATAAACTCAAATCTTGTTTCATCCAAAAACAATTCTTTTACAGCAGCCTTATTTTTTATAGGTACTGCTTCAATGTCGTTTATTGCAACATCTTTAAAACTTGTAACAATACCTGTTTTAAGGCTTAACTTTATAAAATCAGACATTTATTGCTCTCCTTATTGCTTCTTTACATGCACTGTGCCATGCAATCTGTGGTATACGTATAAGTACAATTATATTTAAGTACCATGGTAATTCATATAGCACAAAAATATTTGTAGGCATACTTCTTTGCATGGCTGGTGTTAAATTTACAACACCATATTTATTTATAAACTTACGTAAATCTTTTTTGTATTGTTCACGTTTTTTAAAAAAATCAACAACTTTTTTAAATTCACTTTTATAAAGTTCACGTGTTATCTTCATTTTCTCCAGCTGTGTCTTTGTCAGTGGCTTTCCCTGCCTTATCATCAGTTCTTTGTGTCTTTTTGTCAACATTTATTATCTCCGAATCTATAATCTTTTGATGCTCTTTATATGTTTTTGTTAATTTAACTATATCAAGAGCTTTTAATGTATCATATATTTCTTCTCTTGATACAAGGCGCTTATTGCTAAGTTTTTCAATAGCTTTAGCAAATGCATCAAGAATTTCAGCTTGCTCTTTAATACTTGCAAAATTCGGTCTTGGCCAAACTATTTTTATATCGTTTTTAATGTTGCTAAAATTAACAAAATTGTGTATAGCAATAATAACATTATAAACTTCAATCCATGCATTTGTTTTATCTTTTTGTTTTGATTCTATTTTTTTAATCCAAATAGGTCTATATTCTTTAACACTTGCAAGTGATGTACCGATATTTGCGCCAAAGTTTATTTCAGGTACTTCTGAACCTTCAACTATATTTGTAAATGCTGTTTCAGCCATTGTTGCATAATCGCCAGATGTTTTATTTAAATATAAATACGATACATCATCACCTTCAGCATTAAGAAATAAATCTCTATCTTCCATTGTAACAACTTTTTTGCCTGCAATAACAGCGTCATGTGTTCCTGTTCCAAAATTATTGTCAAGCCATTGTCGAATGCTCTTTGTTGTAACTTTCATTTTAGGATGACCATCACGAGTTTGAGCAGCACCTGCTTCATAGGTTAAATCGTGATAAAATTTAAGCTGTGGGATAATATTCTGTAATTCAGAGTGTCCATATAGTTCATTATCTTCTTTTTCATTACTAAAATGAATAATTGGCATAATACCAAGTTTATTTTCTACAGTTATAACTTTATTTATTGTGCCGGTAAATATTTTTTGTATAGTTTTTGCTGTTATAATATATGTTATACTAACACGATTATTTTTCTCATTTATAGTTGAATAAGTTATATTTTCTTTAAATCTATAACCAACAACTTCTTTTGTCATAGGATTCACAAAAATTGTATCAATTACATCGATAGGTATACTTACAAGAACAATTTTCTTTTTTGTATCATCCCATTGTGGCCAAATAAAAACATCACCATCAAGTTCTATTGCTCTGTGTACTTTTCTATAATTAATATCTACACTTTCAATAATATCAATTATCTTTTTCTGTGCATATAGCGTAGGTTCACCAATGAAATTAACATTATTGTTTATTATTGTCTTTGTTAAGTGTGCAGCAAGACTATAATTTTTGTTTGTATTATGATAAAGGCCACGTACAAAAGCTTTATCTGTTTTATCTGGATATTCAAAGTCTATTTCTTTAGTTGTATTTGACTTTACAACTATTTCTGTATGTGTGTTATTTCTATTAAAAAGTGTTTTGAACAAGTCAATTAAAGTCATATGTTTGTACCATACCCTAATATGCTGCCAGCTAATCCACTCATATCTTCTCCACCTTCAGGAACATAATTAGCCAGAGCTAAGCCATCAGCCCTATCTGACGATTTGTGTAAAGCATGTGTGTGCGTTGCCCATGTTTTCTTATCTTCAAGTTTCATAACTTCATACCCACGTTTGCCATTTATATAGTCATATTTTCTTGTATAAATTTGTATAGCCAATTCTTCATCACAAGGAATCTGCATTACTTCAAGATTATCTCGTAACTCAAAATACATTTCTGTTGCAATATCTTCATAGTGTGCTTTATCTTTTGGTGTGCCACCAAAATTTATTCTAAACACAGTATAACCATCATGTTCAAGTAAATCAGCAACTGCTGAGCCTAAATGACCATTATCAATTTTTATTATACTATTTTTTGTTGCAAACGTTTTAAGGTCATTAAGTGTGTCAACTGTATTTTGATACTTACCAATATAATAATCAACAACTTTATTGTCAATAATTTTATAAAATGTTATTTCATCGCCACCTTGATGTGCAATATCAGCACCAATTTGTGGCACCCTGGGTCTTGTTCGTGTAATAATTCTCTGTTGAGCTTTTTCAACAAGTTCTGCTGGACACACAAATGTCTCGTTGGCATCTGCCAATTCACCTTCCCATATATGTTTTGCTCTTATTAGGTCTCTTTTATAATCAGCATCTTTTTCTTTTTGAAGCGACTTTGGAAACCATTTGTTGTCTTTAAATGATAGCCATAATACTTTAGCATTTGGGTCTTTATTTCTTATGTAGTCAACATAAACAGGGTCACTGCTATATCGAGGATTAAAGTCCCACCAAAATACTGCATTCTCTTTTCTTATTGTTGGTCTTAATATATCAATACTCTGTCTTGATATTGATTGTGCTTCTGCAACCCAGCACCTATCAGCACCTTCAAGTGATTTAATTGTATCTGAATTATGGTCATGTAGTCCTGAAAAAATAAAAAGTGAATCATTGATTTTACTTTTTATTTCATTTTTTGTGACACTATATGCCCATTCCCACTTGAACATTTTAATAGTATCACTTAACAATTTTTGTACCGAATATTGTATACTTTTTTGAACTTCACGAACACAAACATTGAATAATGTTTGTTCCATGCTTTCTAATAACAATATTCTTGCTATTGACCATGAGGCACCTTTTCCACGTCCACCAACAATTATACGATGTCTTTCGTTACAATTATCAATGAGCTCTTGTTTAACTTTTAAAATAATAGGTACTTCTTGTATCATTATTCACCTTTCAAAATAATTTTGTCTGGTATTATTGATGGAGGTCCTGACTCTTTATTTTTGAATTTATCAGCCCATAATACGTTTGCCAGGTCCAATGCTGCTTTTTGTGATATAGGTCCACGATTATGCATGTTGCTTAACATTGTTGCCATTATGTCTTCACGAATTAAAGCATCTTGATAATTTATACGGTACATAAAAGAGGTATCGTTTAGCAATAGCTTTTTTTCATCATCTGTTAGCCCGACTTTCAACATCGCTATGTCTAAATCATATGACATGCGATAATTTTCAATTACGAGCTCTTTCTTTTCTTCTAAGCTGTGCAAGCGATACCTCCTTGCAGTTAAATAAAAAATCTATACACTACAAACCAATTTTATCAATTTTATCATAAAATGTTAATTATGTCAATAGATAATAATAATTATAAATAAGTATATTATGTATAGCATATTTGAATGATTTTGATTAAAAATTATCTTATAATAGAAGATTTTTGACATTTTTATATTTTAACCTTCTGAAATAATCAAAAACATTATTTACAGACTTTAATAGTCATTGACATTTAAAATATCTCATAATCATGTGTATATTAAGACACTGGAAAAATAATCTTTAATAGTTAATAACGAATTTAATGATTATTATTTGCTGTTGGTCATGTGGCACTGGTTGTGTGATGTTGCTTAATTATTGAAGGTCACAGGTCAATGGTTACAGGTTAATGGTTACAGGTTAATGGTTACAGGTCACTTGACACGTGCTATTAAATATATAACATATTTGAATCTTTTTTCTATATTATGAAATAGTGGTAAAAGGCCCTAAGGGCCCGGGGGCATCTAACTTTCTTGCATCTGTCTAATTTTATTTTATTGCTTTAAATATTATATTTATTATATAATATTTTTTCTATACTCCATGCCCATTATATTCATTATTATTTATATAATATTTATTATTTATTTTATATTTATTATATAATATTATTTATATAATATTGATTTTAAATTATATATATTTATAACTTTAAGCTATAATATTCATGAGATTATTTCATCATTTTTTTGATTAAAAATTGAAAAAAAAGATTGATTTTAAATTAGATATATGATATATTTATAATATGAAAAAGATAAGAAATATTGAATCGTTTATCAATTCATACAAAAATATCAATAGAATAAATGAATTGATAGCAGAAATTAAAATCTTGAATAATCTCGATGATTATTCAAGATTAAAAAGATATAATCTAATTATTTATAATATTAGATTATTAAACGATTATTTAAAAAATAATTCTTGATTATTTTTTAAATATATGATATATTTATATTAAGAGGTAATTTAGATGAAACCACAAGAATTAGTAAAAATTAAAAATGATTTTCTTGAATCATACAAGAATGATTTATTAGAATCTATCAATGATAATTTTAATAATATACCAATATTTGAATTGATAAAAGATTTTGTTTTATATTATATTCATGAAAATAATTTATCAATGTCTAATAATGATTATGAAAATATTTGCAGATTAATTAGAATTAGATTAAAAGTTGTATATGAATAATTATATATAATGATAATCAACTATTTGATTATCATTATATTTAAAATCTAATTCAATATTAGATTTTAAATATAATCATATATATGATTATAAATATATTATAAAGAGGCATAAAATGAATATTTCAGAATTAACAGAAAAATGTTTAAACGGTAATATGAATATCAATATTTCAAATAATATTGATAATGAAAATGATAATTATATCCTATATGATATTGATATTGAAGATAAAAATATTCTAATACAATTGTCATTTGAGATAGAAAAATCATCATATAATGATGATTCTGATATAGTTGGACCAGATTATAACATATATTATAAAAATGATATATTATTAATTATGGCTGATAATAAATATCTTGATTTGATTCAATATATAAATTTCAGTTATTCCTTGAATTCAATATCAAGATATGATAAAAAATAATTATAAAATATCTCATATATCTATTGACATATTAATAGATATATGAGATAATAAAATCATCAAGAAATTGTTCTTTGAAAATAAAGAGAAGGAAAGAGAGAGAGAGAATCAAATATATATAAAATTGATTATCTTTCAAAATCATTCAAGTCGTTGGCTTGAAATTAAAATAAATATCAAGAGGTAAAGAGATGAACAAACAAACAGAGGGAATGAGTATGGAACAGAAAGAGGCTTTTATGGAAAAGAAACGTGCGGCTGCCAGAGCCTATCAGGCAAGAAAAGATGAAGCCAGAAAAACCATAAATGAATGGTTGAGCACAAAGCCCAGAATTGAAGAGAATGTCAAACAGGCAATTCTGTATCTTTCAGGTACAGGACAGAGAATTGCAGGACCAAGGGTAGGCAATGCGCTTAAAGAAGCCCTTCTTGCAGGTCCCATGACACCGGTTGAAATATTCACAAAGTTTGAATATGGTACACCGACCATGAAGCAGAAAATCAGGGAGATGATAAAAGTTGCTCCTGAAGACAGAGTATGGGTTGAGTTGAAAGATGGAAAATACCAGGTTGTCGGCAAAGGTGCAAAGCCTCCGAAAGACTGGACCGGATATTTGCCGGCAGAGAGTGAAGAACTCTAATCAAAATAGCAGGCAATGCAAATTGCCTGCTATTTTTTTGTTCTTTTTATTTAATAAAAAAATCATGTTTACTTTAAGTTAGACAGACATAGACAGACAGTCATAGACAGCCAGTCATAGACAGCCAGTCATAGACAGCCAGTCATAGACAGCAAGCCACGGGTCCAGAATCATTAAATCGTCAATAAAGAATATCAATCATTTATGTTTTTTTCAGTGTATTTTGAAGGTCAAAAATTGTAATTAAATATGTCGTATATAGCCAGTGCTAATTCTTTACAATACAAGGAATTATATTCATATATGTCATATACAAATAAAAGAGCGATTGCGAGGTTATTGATTTTTCAATGTTTTTAAAAATCAATTTGAAAATATTTGTAACATTGTAACAGAGAAAAAGAGAGAATGTCACAAAATTTAATCAAATAAATCTATATAATACAAGGATTTATTCAATTTTTAAATAATTCGTTATTTATGTTACAAAGATTTACTCGGGTCAACTACTTTGAAAAAGGACCTTTTCGAGATTCAAAAAATAGGTGTAACATTGTCACATTTGTCACAAAGGGCCCCTAAATCCTTGTATTGTATAGATTTATCTTGTGACAATTTAGGCTCGCCTAACACTAATATATTTGTCACAAAATGACAAGTTTGTCACAGTAGGAAAAAATCTATATATGATTTTTTGAATATACCAATAGGCAAATGGCCCATGACACGGAGCCATTATCACAAAGCCAGCCAACCAGTCAGCAAGACAAAGCCAGCAAGACAAAGCCAGCAAGACAAAGCCCAACCAGTCAGCAAGACAAAGCCCAACCAGTCAGCAAGACAAAGCCCAACCAGTCAGCAATATATTAACAAAAAATATATCCAAAATCTCTATATAAAAATCTTCGATATTATTTAAAAAATGATTGATTATTCAGATATATATGATATAATTATATTGACATATATTTAGATATATGATATAATTGATTAAATAGAATTGAGATATAAAAATAATATATATAAAAAATTATATATTGGAGGTTAAGAATGGGCAACAAAAAATTAAAGGATAATACAGAGCTTATTGATGTAGTTACAAATATAAATGGTAAAGATTATTATAATTGTAAAGTTTTTGCTGAGTTAACAAATCGTTCTGAACAGGCAATCAGATTACTAATATTGAATGGCAACAGAATAAGAAAACTTAAGGCAATTAAAGTTGGCACAGCAATATTTATTGATAAAACAGAACTTACAGAGTTTCCATTTTGTTTGCCAGGCAGAAATAAGGTTATAAAACGCTTTAATGAAAAAGCAGAAGAATATATTGAAGTGAGGTAAAGAGATGCAAAATCAAAAATCAGTACTTGCTGATATTAACAGACCATTGGCCATGGTCAATGAACGACAAGAAAAAATAAAGTCAGCCATGGCTAATTTTAAGTTTGAATATTCTCTTATGTCTTATGATGCAAAACAAGACAAAGAATATTTGAAGAGTACATTATACAAATGGCTCAATGCAAATAATATTGCAAATGAAGTAACAATTGGTGAAACATTATTTATGATTGATATAATAAAAGCAGAGGTAACATATGGAAAATAATCTTAAAGTATTTTATTTAAAAGCAGAGAATCCTGCTTATAAAGGAAAAAGAAAGTTTGTTTATGTTTCAATTGTAGGCAATGATGCAGAGAAGATACAAGCGAGTCGTACAATTGAAAGAATGAAGAGCGACAGAACGTTGGACGAGGTGCACTTGACAACAGATGGTGCATGGGAGCGGTATTGTGAGAAGAGAAAAGGCATACCAAAGCTTGTTAAGATATTTAATACGCAGAAAGAGCTTGAGGAGATTGTGGCAGAGTTTGGTTATGTAATGTAGATTGGCACTGGACAAGCAACCAGTAATAAAAATAAGAGGTATTGAGGTAATGAGAAAAATAATTGCAAAAGTTCAATTCAATGAAAAGCATGCTTTTGTATTATCAAAAGAGCCAAAGTTGCTTTATACCAAATATGATGTTGGCTCAACACATATACTTATAGGTGTAGACAAAAGCAAAACATTCTACAATAGTTTATATTGTTATCGCACGAAAGAGAAAGCCTTTGCCGGGAGGACATTGCATATACCAATGGCTGATGGGTCAGAGACCATTGCCCAGGGTGAATACTGGCATGGTGGCTTTACACTTGTTGAAGACATTTTAGGCATTAAAACAGCTCATATAACTGCAAATGATATTGAGAGTTTGATTCATTGTTATGTTTTTACAGGCTATCTTGTTGATGTGGTAAAGTGGGACAGGCTCAAAAAACCTGAAAAAGTTTATGGTTATGCTGAATATGAAAAATATTGTCGTAATTTAAACTTAAAAAGACAGGTGGCGAAAATATGAAACATTTTGTAACAGTACCAGAAGCAGCAGAAATAGCTGGATGTTCTGCAAGCAGGATATATAACTATATAGACATGGAAGCTATAGATTATAAAAAATCTTCAAACAGAAAAA